TCTTGGTACTCATACGACATATTCCATAACTTACGGCCTAAAGCCATAAAGTCACGCTTTTCTAGCATTTCTTCTAACTGAGCTACAACTTCAGGGTCTTGTACACCCTCAAACGCTTCGCAGAAATTACCCCAGTTGCAAGGGTTATATTCGTCTTTCATAAGTTCTGCGACTTCGCATTGGAACTCGTCTGAGTCCGTGTAGTCATCTTCGGGTTCGTAGTACGCATCGTGTCTAGACATACCCATGTTAGACCCCCATCGCAAACATCGCGCCCAAAACTGCACCAAGAATCATGGCGCATAGTAAATCAAAGAATGTTGGTTTCATCACTTACTCCTTAAACTGGAAAATCATTGTTTGCAAAAGACTTGAAAATATCTACCATTCTTAGAATGTCTTTAAGCGGCATTGTTTGGCCGGTAGCTTCTTTAACGATGTCACGGATGTCCTCAACCTGAGACTGTGTGATTTCGTATCTGTCTGGGGTTGTCCAAACATACTCTGCGTAACCTTCTTTGTCGATTCCTATGTTCATCACTTACTCCTTATAAAGATTAATGTTTAGGTACATAAACACCGTTACGAACTTCTAAATACTTACCAAGATTGAATTGCTCAATCAAGGCAACAACTTCTTTGCGTGTAGATTCTTTTTTAGTAATTCTAGTTAAGTAGGCCAAAGTATTAGCTGCGTAATCTTCTAAACCGTTTGCCATCATAACTTTGACTGTTTCTACCTGGCGTGTTTCAAATTTATTCATTTTTACTTTCCCTTCATCACTTGTTGAACTAGACTCCACTATACACGAAAATTACACTTATCAACACTTTTTATCACTTTTTTTGTAAGTGGTTTCCCTAATACGAAAAACCTTTGCAAATTATACCTATATGCTATATATTCTGCAAAAGAAAGGAATTATATGAAACCAACTGATTTATTGAAATACGAATTTGGGTCTCTAAAGAACCTGGCAGAAAAACTTGAATTAACCCCTAATGCTGTTGTTTTATGGGGTCAAACGCACATTCCGTTGAAATATGTCAAGTTAATTGAGGAGCTTTCTAGTAACCGACTTACCAAAGAACAGCTGCGACCAGACCTATTTAAAAAGGACTGAAATGCACTATTACAACTTCAACATTGGGGATTACATGAAGCATACGCTTCATTTAACACCTGAAGAAGATTTAGCTTATAGAAGGTTGTTGGATATGTATTACGATACTGAATCGCCAATACCCAACAATATCCCATTGGTTAGCCGTAGGTTAAGGATGGATTCTAAGATTGTTGAATCTGTACTAAATGAGTTCTTTGAGGTAAGTCCAGAGGGGTATAAAAACTACCGAGCAGATGGTGAAATTGCTGAATATCACAAGTTTTTAGAAAAGCAAAAAGCCAACGGAAGGTTAGGTGGTAGACCTAAGAAGGGTAAGAAACCCATTGCTAACCCAGACCTAACCCAGAGTGAACCCAAAAAAAGCCTAAACAACAAACAACAAACAACAAACAATATAGGTGCAGCTAAAGCTACCAAAGGTACAAGATTTGATTTAGTTTCAATACCTGAAGAATGGATATTGTTTTGCAAGAAAGAGCGTAGTGATTTGAACCCTACCGTTGTTTTTGATGGTTTTAGGGATTATTGGTTGTCTGTTGCAGGTTCTAAAGGAGTTAAGTTGGATTGGTTTGCAACCTGGCGTAATTGGATTCGTAATCAAAAAGCAGGAGTTTCCGTAGTTAAACCTAAACAAGCATGGGAGTAAGTGATGATTGGACATAACCAAATAATTGCAATGCGTATGGCCGGTAACAAACCTAAATCTGTCTTTGTACAGTTTGGTAAGACCTTTAATGCAGAAAAAGATGTATCTGACGGAATTATTCCTACAGTCTGGATTGACGATAGAGACCATCAAAAACTAGTGGATTTGAGTTGGGCTAAAGACCTAAACATCCAACTCATGCCTGGTAAGGACATTGTCCAGTTTACAAAGTGGTGGATTGCTTTGGTAGATGCAGAAGTCAATACAATCATCGGTCTTGATAACGATGGAGACATTAATGTTTATAGAAAAAGATGATATTGACTGGTTGAAATACAGCCAGGAAACCAATGTTAAACGCAAGATTAGGGAAAAGTCCGACTATCAAGGGTCTTTGGATGACTACTTTGCAGGTAATTTGTACGCAAAAGGGTGTGCATTACCGTGGGAAAAGGCAAAAAATATCTCAATTAGACCGTCTGAAGTCAGTCTTTGGGCTGGCGTAAACGGACATGGAAAGTCGTTGTTACTGGGTCAAGTCGTACTTGGACTGGTAGAACAGGGTCAAAAATGCCTTATTGCCAGCTTTGAGATGCGCCCAGAGATTACTTTAGCGCGAATGGTAAGACAGGCTGCAGGTCAAAAAAGACCTAGTCCTTTTGCAACACAAGCCTTTTCCAACTGGAAAAAAGACCAACTTTACCTATACGACCACCATGGGATGATTGATGTGCAGCAAATGCTTGCAGTCTGCCGGTATGCCACTACAGAACTAGGAATTACCCAAATCGTCATAGACAGCCTTATGAAGTGCGTTAAGGGTGAAGATGATATGAATGGTCAAAAGGACTTTGTAAACGCTCTATGCGCCCTTTCAAGGGATTCTGGAGTGCATATACACCTAGTTCACCACATGAGAAAGGGTAGTGACGAGAAATCTATAGGTGGAAAGTTCGATTTAAAGGGTTCAGGTTCGATTACTGACCAAGCAGACAATGTGTTCATCGTTTGGAAAAACAAGGAAAAAGCGCAGATTGTTGCAGAAAACCCCCATCATTTTGATAGAGAGGTACCAGATGCAGTCTTGGTTTGTGAAAAACAACGAAATGGTGAGTGGGAGGGCAAAATGAAACTGTGGTTTGACTACAAAAGTCAACAATACATCCAAGAAGCAGATACACCCATACACAATTATTTGGGGGATAAATGAATGAGTTGGCTCTTTTCGCAGGCGCTGGTGGAGGCATACTTGGGGGACACTTGCTTGGATGGAGAACCGTCTGCGCTGTTGAGTGGGAAAAATACCCAGCTTGCGTACTTGCCGCAAGACAAAATGACGGACTTCTCCCGCCTTTCCCGATTTGGGATGATGTTCAAACCTTTGACGGAAAGCCGTGGCGAGGAATTGTTGATGTCGTATCTGGGGGATTTCCATGCCAAGACATCAGCTCAGCCGGAAGAGGAGAAGGTTTTGGGGGGGGGCGAAGCTCAATGTGGAAACACATGGCAAGAATCATTGGCGAAGTTAGACCAAGATTCGTGTTTGTGGAAAACAGCCCAATGCTCACTTCTAGAGGACTTGATGTTGTCCTTGCAGATTTGGCCAAAATGGGGTTCGATGCGGAATGGGGAGTGCTTTCGGCAGCCGATGTTGGTGCAAACCACAAAAGAGAACGAATTTGGCTGGTTGGAAAAAATACCAACTCCGACAGCGTCCGACCACAAAAGAACGCCAATGAAAGAAGTTTATGCAAATCGACCAAAAACATTGGGAGTAGCAGACGATTTGGCAAAATGGGCAGTAAGGAAGTCTGGTCTAGCCCATGCCCGTCTGGAGCCAGCCCTATGGGAATGGGCAATGGGGTGGCCGGAGGGGTGGACAGAATTAAAGCCATTGGAAATGGACAAGTCCCTTTATGTGCAGCAACAGCATGGAAACTCTTAACAGAAAGATTAGAAAATGGATAAAAATTTAGCAAATCAAATGTTTTTATACAAAGACAATGAACTTTTTTGGCAAGTTGATAGGGGTTATAAAGTCAAAGCAGGTTCATTGGCAGGTTGCGTAAGAAAAAATGGTTATAGACAACTATCAATTAATAAAAAAGTTTATTTTGCACATAGGATTATTTTTCTTATGCATTATGGTTATTTGCCTAAAGAAATAGACCACATTGACGGAAACCCATTAAATAACTCTATTGCAAATTTAAGAGAAGTGACCCATTCGCAAAACCAATGGAATCACAAATTAAGAAGTGACAATAAAACAGGAATAAAGGGTGTAACTTGGTCAAAAACAAAAAATAAATGGAAAGTTCAAATAAGTTTTAATAGCAAAAATAAGCACATAGCTTATTCAAAAGACTTAGAACTTGCTGAATTGATAGCAATAGAAGCTAGAAACAAATATCACAAGGAATTTGCTAATCATGGAAATTGAAATTAACCCAAACGCAGCAGTAGACTTTTTACTTAAAAATGCTGCTTTATTTGCAAAAGCTAAGTCCGAAAGGGTGTATTTAGAGGAGTTCCGCAAGTCTAAAAAAGCACTTTTAATGCAAGAAGCGTTCTTTGCAGGGGTAGATACTATGGCAGGCCAGGAGCGAGATGCGTATGCTAGGCAGGAATACCGTGACTTATTGGATGGCCTGAAGGAAGCTGTAGAAGTAGAGGAAACCCTTAAATGGAAGATGACGGCAGCACAACTTAGGGTAGAGATTTGGAGAACTTTACAAGCAAACAACCGTTTAATTGATAAATCAACCGCATAGGAGAAAACATGGCAACTTTTACATTATCTGAACTAGAGCATCCAATACCGTTTTACGGGGTTTATACTGAACCAGACGGTTTACCTGTGGAGGAAAACATGGAAAAACTAGCGATAGCACCTAAAAGCGTATTTAAGTACAGTAGTGGCGCAGATGTGCAGAAAGTGTGGAAAGCCTATGGCTGGACTCCACCTTCCACGGTACGCAATGACTATTTGTTTAAAGCAAACCGTATTGCAAGCGGTTTAAGCAAGTAACTAGACTAGATACTTTGACACCATTTCAACTTTGGCTTTTCTATCGGCAAGACCGATTAATCCACCGTTAATCCGTTTTGTGATGGTGTCAATGTCATCAGCATCAGCAAAGGCATTTAAACCCTTCTTATTCCAGAACCACCCTGCGGATAGGGCAGCGTACTTAGGTGTTGATAAAAGGTCAGGATTAGCCACTAAATCGACTCCTATGGCATTTCCGCAGTTAGCGTAGTTCTCTTTGCCGGTAAGTTGGATGAGTCCTCTGCCAATGTACTTTGCACCGTCACCATCTTCGGTGTTACCCATACGACCTGCATAGACTTTATTGGCTATCTTTTCAGGGTTACGCTCAAACTTCTCTGCGGTGTCCATATCAGGAAAACGACTAGGCCAAGTAGCCATCAGACCTTTAGCAGAGTAGTTTAGGTTTTCTTTTAACTGTTTAAAGCCGCCTGATTCGTGCATACATTGACCAATAAAGTAGGCCTG